TGCGTGTGGTACGCGCAGACTTTACATAAACAGGGAAAACAGGTGACGGCATACTGCCTCCCTAAGCTAATCAATGAAAGCACAGGGATAAAGGTGTACTGATGTTAGCCGAGCTTGCCGCAGCCAATTCAGCCTTTCAAATCATCAAGAGCGCCGTCCAAAATGGCAGGGATATCGCTTCTGCTGGACAGGCAATCGCACAATTTGTCGGCGCAAAAGAAGACCTACAGAAGAAAGTCCAGAAGAAGGGTGGCGGTAGTGATCTAGAAGAATTTCTTGCCCTAGAAGAACTCCGTTCCCGTGAAGAAGAGCTAAAGACTTTCATGATCTATGCTGGTCGTCCCGGACTGTGGGGTGATTGGCAAAAGTTCCAAGCGAAAGCTAGAGTGGCACGAAGAGAAGCCGAAGAGGCAGCGGCCTTGAAGCGTAAGAAAATAATTGAGATTACAATAATCACTGTTTTCTTCATTCTTGGACTGGCCATCATGGGGGCGTTCATAGCTCTGCTGATGCACCACAATAACAGACTGTAGTTTTTTCTTGTAAACTCTGGATAACTGTGTTATAATAAAGTTATTTACGGAGAGTTGCATGGACCGCATGGTAATCGAAGCCCTCAAGCACAAGTACGAAGCCCAGAAGGCAAGTGTGATAGAAACATTCAAGACCTCCGACATTATGGAGGATATCGAAGACGCACTGAACACGTGGTACAAAGCAGACCGTCAGTTGATGACCATAAATCATATAGAGTGGGAAATCGAGTACGATGCCGATGAAGAAGAGCCAACGCTCTTTGAAAGCTTGGACTAAACAGAAGTGGCGGACCAAAAGTGGGAAGCCGTCCACACAGGGTCCAAAAGCTACCGGGGAAAGATATCTACCGGAAAAAGCTATCAAGGCGCTATCATCCAAGGAGTACGCTGCAACGACTCGCGCGAAGCGTAAGGCAACGAAGGCTGGGAAGCAGGTTGCCAAGCAGCCGAAGAAGATAGCGAAGAAGACACGGGCGTACAGGAAAGTCTAATGTCAATCACGTCATACCCTAATGTTATGACCTTTGCAGATGGTGTTGGCTCCTTTCCATACTTCTTGCAGGTTTCTCGCGGTCTTATTGACGGCCACAAGCGCATATTCAAGTTTGGTCACAATCCTGAAATTCAAGACGTAGAAGAAACCATTTGGGATGGTGGCGGGATATACACTTACCCATCCAGTGCTGTGGCTATGACAGTGACTAGCGGCGCAGGTGCTACGGATAACGGTGTGCAGGTAAATGTGGGCGGTCTTGACGGGGATTACAACGAAGTCAACGAGACTGTCACACTGGCTGGTAGTGGTACGGCCACAACAACCCAAACATTCCTGCGGGTTAATCGCTGTTTCATAGCGGGGTCTACTGCTCCCACTGATGACGTGACTGTAGCCAATGGTGGCACTACTTACGCACAGATTACCAACGGTGAAAATCAAACCTTGATGACAGTGTGGACTGTACCCGCTGGATATACGGCATATCTAATGGCACTAGACGCTACTGCGTTTACAGAACAGAATAACAAGGTCGCTACGTTGCGCTATATTACACGGGAACTTAACGGCGTGTTCCGTGTTAAAAATAAGTTTGATTTGTTTGCGGCAGCGTTTCACCAGAACTACACTACGCCTGAACCTATCTCGGAAAAGACAGATATTGAGTTTCGCGCTGTAGCCACTAGTTCGAATGCAGACTTACGTGTAGCTGCTTCAATGGACATCATTTACATAGAGAACTAGTGATGGAAGTACGTAAAAAACGGACGCTTGCAGCGCAGCTTACGACGGCGAATGCAGACATATACACTGTTCCTGCACGGTTCAACGCAGACATCAACAGCATCTATGTTAACAACGAGTCCGGTAGCGCAGTCACGTTTAGCCTTGACTGGTATGACGCTGCCACAACTACGTATTACACACTGGCTGAGACTGTGGAGCTTCCGGCGAACTCCCTTTTACAGATCACTGATTATCCTTTGTTCTTAGTTAAGAACGACAAGATTCGCGGACTGGCAAGTGCGAACAGCGCCGTGAATATTACAATCTCTGTTGAAGAGTATTATGAAACCGCACTTTAACCTCGCCTAAAAGGAGAAATTCTCATGGCAATCACTACTGCAATGTGTACCAGCTTTAAGTCTGAACTTTTGGGTGGTTTACACGACCTTGACACAGACTCTCTTAAACTTGCTCTCATCAAAGAATCCCCATCCGGGACTTACGATGCGGCTACAACCAACTACTCGGACGTAACTGGTAACTCTGACGAGGCTTCGGGTACGGGCTACACTGCTGGTGGTCAGGTACTCGACGGTGCGTCGATCACTACAGACGGCACTACGGCTATCGTTGACTTTACTGACGAAGTGTTTTCGAACGTCACTGTTTCTGCTGACGGTTGTATCATCTACAACACGGCGAATAGTAATTCGGCCATTGCTGTTATCGATTTCGGTGGCACTGTTTCTGCTACTGCCGGTGACTTGACAATCGAATTCCCCGCTGCCGACGCTAGTAACGCTGTAATCCGTATCGCGTAAAGAGTAGAAGCCGTGTCTGTTACCTTAAACCTAGCCAACTATGGTACTGGTGTTTATGGCACTGCAGAGTACGGCAATTACTATGTAACGATAAATACTGGTGTTAGTGCCACATCCGCTGTAGAATCTCTTTCTGCTGGCGGCTTTGAAGTAGACGTTACAGAACGAATTACAGCAGGTGTTAGTGCTACTGGTGCAATCGGTTCACCAGAAATTCAAACTACGGACCTTGTAACAGGCGTTCAAGGAACAACAGCACTGGGCACTGTATCTGTAAATATCCAAGAGGATGTTACAGGTGTTCAAGGGACAACGGCTGTAGGAACTACACTTGTAAATATCCAAGAGGATATTTTGGGTGTATCTGCTATAGGTACTGTCGGATCAGTTGCGCTTTCCAACACTGTAACTTTAACTGGTGTCTCAGCTACGGGTGCAGTTTCGCCACCTTCTGACATTCGTATAGGTAAAACTGTACGAGGTTGGTCTGTTCCATCTGCAATAACGGGGTCTATCGGGACACTTGTTCTTAAGGCGACATCTAACTTCACCTTAACAGGTGTTGTGGGGACAGGGCAGATAGGGACGCTGTCCCCCAACTTGTCCGTTCCTATTTCTAGCGTACTAGGCACAGGTGCTGTTGAATCTGTATCTGTCAACTCGTTTGAAATAGACGTTTCAGAAAAACTTTCTGGAGTTGAAGGAACTGGGCAGATAGGAACAATATCTCCTAATGTGGCTGCTCCTATTTCTGGAGTATCAGGCACTGGCGATGTCAGTGGTGTGACACTATCTGCAGACTCTTTAATAGTGCCTAGCGGCGTATCCGCTACAGGTCAAATTACAGCAGTTGCGTCCGGTGTCTCTAGAGGTATCACGGGAGTAGAAGGGGAACTTAATCCTCTCAAACCCTTTACAGCCAGTGGTGACGCACAGCTTTCTACAGCAGAAAAGAAGTTTGGCACTGCTAGTTTACTACTAGATGGAACAGGTGATTTTGTAACAACAAGTTACACTTCGAGTCTGTTAACAAGTTCAGAATGGGCTGTAGATTTTTGGGTCTATTCTTCAACGCTGACAACTCAAACTGCCCATCTTTGGGATGGACAAAACTCTAACTCCGGATTCGCCCTGCGTATTAGTAGCGGCACTTTACAAGTAATAAAAGATGGTTCTATAGCTAGGTCAGTTACCGGACAATTAAGTAACAATACTTGGCATCATATTCGACTACAAAGAAGGTACGCCTTTACAGAAATCTTTGTAGATGGATTCCAAAGAGGTCAGCAAGCAGGTGCAGGATACAATCCTCATACCTATGTAATCGGGGCCAAAGAAAATGGTTCCGAAGAATTTACAGGATACATAGATGAGTTTAGAGCGTCTACACCAACAGGTCTTTCTGCCGCAAGTTTCACACCTGAAACAGAGGCATACTCTTTAGATGGTAGTACAGAAGCACTGCTTCATTTTGACGGAACAAATGGTTCTACTACAATTACGAATGAAGCATCTAATGTAATTAATCTTACTTTAACAGGTACAGCCAATACAACACTCACAGGCGTATCAGCTACAGGTTCTGTAAACACAGTAGAAGAAAAGCCAACAGAAGCTCTGTTAAGTGTGAGTGCCACTGGTTCTATCGGCTCTGTACGTCAAAATCCGGGGGCGGGTCTGGCGGGAGTTGCCGGGACGACAGTCATCAATCTGCCAGCGCCATCTGATGCGATAACAGTGTTTGACGCGACCACATTCAGTAGGATTAGAACCGTGATTCTACAGCCAAAAGAAATTACCCCAAATAGAAGGGCAGCGTAAGATGTCTTTGAAGTGGCCAGATAAAGACCCCGATGATCAGCTAGATTACTCTATCAACTGGACCGAGCAGCTTGAAGGGGACACTATTTCGAGTATCGTCTGGAAAATATACGATGCAGATGACGTACTTCAAACGTGGTCGGCGGGAGAAATAGTAAATGGTCTTCAGTATGTCAGCAGCACAAACACAACTACTGTGGCTACCATCTATCTCGGAAGTGGCACGGCCTTTACCACATATAAGATTGTGTGCCGGATGACTGCCAGCGATGCCACAGTCATCGAACAGGAAGTTCGCATCCGTGTAGTGGAGAAAAACTGATGGCGTACAATTACCTTTCACTGACTAACGAAGTTTGTCGCCGTCTGAACGAAACAGAACTGACTTCTAGTAACTTTGACTCCGCGTCAGGCTTCTACGCTCAGATCAAAGACAGTATTAACTCGGCAGTACGCGACATAAACCAAAAACACTTTAACTGGCCGTTCAATCACAACACAGACGATATCACTCTTACGGCGGGTGAGCTTCGTTATCCCCTGCCTGAAAACGCAAAGTATGTAGATTTCGACACTGTTCGTCTTCGTCGAAACACTACTTTAGGAGTAGGATCAGCGATTTCTTTGAAACAGATGTCGTACGATGAGTATGTGGATCGTTTTATCGATCAAGAGTTCGAGACAGACACTACAAAGGGTACTGCCCCCGAATATGTTATTAGATCTCAGGACGGCGACATTATCTTTGCCCCCATGCCAGATAAAGCTTACACGGTTGACTACGAATACTTCATGTATCCGGCCGATTTAAGTGGCTACGATGATGTCCCTACGATTCCATTTCGTTTCAAACACATCATTATTGACGGAGCTATGTATCATGCCTACATGTTCCGGGATAATCTAGAGTCTGCAAGTATCGCACTTCGTAAGTTTGACGAAGGAGTGAAGCACATGCGGACTCTTCTTGTAAACGAAAACGTATACGCACGGGCGGTTTAGATGCCGGATAGGTGGCAAACATACCCCTTTGAATTCAAGGGCGGACTGGTCACTAACCTTT